TTAGTCATGCCTTTTTCCCAGACTGAACTGGGAACAACATCTCCTTGGCGATCTACGTCTGTGGTACTTGCGTAGCCTTCGATGTAGATTTGGCCAGGATTGTCAGTTGCAGCTTTTATGGAAAAAGCACTATTTAAATGTAGTACTTTATCTTTCATAGGCTCCTTACCTTGGTTCTTGTGGAGGCTTTTTGGGCGCTCCGCCTACGCTGGGATTTGCAGCACTACCAGCAATGTTTGCTGGTACCCTCAGGTCATCATGACCTGGCTTGATATCATAGCGTAGTTCACTTCTGGCCTCGTTTGGAGAGATTACTCCGCCGTTGACCAGAGTGGTATAGTAAGCAGCCACGTCTTTCAATTCAGGCTGCAATGCTGATACGGTTGCAGTTACTGCTTCTACATCGTATCCGAAAAATCTTTCTACTGCACTAACATACCGATTTACGATGGGTAACACAGTTTCCAAGTAGAACAATCTTAAATTGGGTGCAATGTTTGCATTGTTGCCACCGTCTAACAATATCGGTGGAACACCCAAGCTCTTCAATATCTTGGTGTCATGAGTTTTGATCGACACATCAAAATCCATGTCTTTGAATGTGTCTGCAAACTCACCCCAGGGCTTCAAGCCACTATCCAGGATCATGGGACGTCGAGCACCGTTCTTGGGTGAGTACTGAGTCTTCCAGTTTTGGATAGTTCGTTCTTTGGCTTGCTGACTAAGAGTGTTGTCACTGGTCAAGATCAGTCCCATCACAGCTCCGTTATCAAAGAACTGCTCCTGAAAAGTCTGCATCTTGTAGAGGATTTTGATGTTGCGATCTGCTGAAGCTAACCGGCTAGTGCCACGATAGATAGTGTGACTGCTCAGGTCTTTGATGTGAAATACTTCGTCGGGACGGAAACGTACCTCTGAGTTGTAAGTATAGCCTTTTACATAAGTTTTAGGGTCTGTTTCAATCTGTACGTTACTGGCTGGTAGGTGATACATGTGAGCACCATCCCAGTAGATAAATATGTTGCCTTCCAACAAGAAGTCTGTGAACATATTTATGCGAAATTCTTGTGCGCTTTGATAGGGGTTTGGCGTGTAGTTCAGTAACTTGACTAAGCTCTTTTGTCGAATGCCACCTACTACTGAGTCGGCTTTACTTTCTTTTACGTCATAGTCTAAACTACTGCACGCACTCACAATCATGTTGACGCCGCGGTTAACACTCTCCAGTCTATTAAACGCCTGTAAATAGCTGATTGTGGCATTGGTGTCGACTGAGGTGCCTTCGTCACGGCTGATGATGCCTTGAGCTGGGTTCAGTTTTTCAACCAACCAGCCCCTAAAATCTTTGATGATGTTCATGGTGTTCCTCAATAAAATTCACTAAAGAGTCCCGTCACCACAGGCTTTTGTTCCCGCGGTAACAACATCTTAGCTTTTTGAGTTTCAATCCAGGAACCTTGCTTGACAGCAGTGGAAAGTGGCGGTGCTTTACCGTACACTCCGTGCAGGGCTACATGGTGAGGGTTACACAGGGTGTACACATCATCATATATTTCCTTGTGGTGGTGTTCAATAAACTCGTCACGGTTGGCCAATACTGCCTCGTCTGACGAAAAATCACGGCCGGTCTTTTCAATCCAACGCTCTAACAGCAGTGTCACTGAATGAGTGTGATGTAATTCTAAGTCTGTTTCACTGTTACAGATATAACAGTGGTGTTTTTTATCATAGGCACTTTTTGCGCGATCACGTATCCATTTCACAGGAATACGTTTGTTTGTGTTTTTGGCCATTGAGGTTAAAAAAAAAGTTGGTATTACAATTACAAATTACCGATATTATAGCACGTAGGCAAAGACCTGTCAAAACCATTTTTGGGGTGGTACAAAATTTTAGTTCCACAATTTGTACCACCAGCTACGAGACTTGTAGTTTCGTAATTCTTGGACTTCCTTTTCCAGGGCCTTCAACCGGTCTAGCTCACCAGGAGCCACTACGCCGTGAAGACGCAGGGTGTTCAACTCACGACTGTTCTCAGCCATGTTTTTGAGTAGTGTCCCAGTGCTGTGCTCCAACACATGGCTGTAATTGCGAACCCAGCTGTCGTGTTCTGGTGCGTCAGGATACAATTTATTCAACAGGTTCACACCTCGGGCAATCCAACTACGCTCTAAAACGTCGAGATGATCGGGGTGGCACAGTTCCAACACCTCACAGCGCGGAATTCCCCACACCTTGTAGTGGGCCTGCAACTCAGATGTGTGATTGCCACGGTGCAGTGAGTTCAAGTGTTGCTTGTATCTAGCATTAATATCTACGCTCTTGCCAATGTAGGTGTAGCCGCTGTCGAACTTTAAGACATAAATTCCGCTCTTCATATTGTGTATGTGTACACTGCGTAGCGCAGTGCATCTGCTATGTGTGAAACTTTATTGTGAACTGGCTTTTCTCGTGTAAGTGTCTCGCGATTGTCCCACTGGTACTGATCAAACATTTCCAGTGTGTGTGTACAGTGTGGGGCCACCTTGATACGTCCCTGTTCTACTAGGGTCTGTACATATGCAATGCCTTCCAACACCTGCTTTTTAGCTTTGATGGTAGAGATATCATAACCGTACGCCAGGTCACTTGCAAACTGTGCTGCGGCTGAGTCAATAAAAATGCCGGACTCTATTCCCCAGCGGTCTATAAACTTTTGAAATGCCTCAGCATGGGTGGCAGTAGTGGCTTCTGCTTTCAAGTACTCGTCCACCACATGGAAGCTGTCGTCTGCTGGATTATAGGCCAACACCACTAGTGCAGTAGGATCACGGTATCCGGGGTCTATGCCTGCTAGATACTCCACACCGTCGACGTGATTGAACTCTACCACCATGTCAGCTGTAAATGAATAGATCTGACCCTCGAAAGTGTTGAAGCTCGCCATGTACTCCTGCTCAAACTCGGCTTTCGACATACTAGCGCGAGCCTCTGAGACGTCACTCTCCAACATACGGTCATTTTCGGTGTAGTCGGCTTGCAGTGAAATCCACTGCGGGTAGAGATCGCTGTACCCACGTTCATAAAATTTAGCAAACCAGTTGTGTTTGCCGCGTGGCGTACTAATAAAGATGGCCTTTGATCCCGGACGGTCCAGAGTCGGACGCAGACTCACATTGAAGGCCTCTTCACCTCCATCACCTAGAGCAGCTTCGTCAAAGATAATCAAGTTGTAACTACGACCAACACTTGAATCCACAGTGGTGACTGAGCCCATACGGATTGTACTACCATTACTTAATTCGATGACCTTGTCTTTGTGATTGTCTTTGACAACCTCTAGGTCAAACTGCTTGATAAAGCCACGCTGGAGTTCAAAACTGATGGTGGACAGGTTATAGTTGGGGCTCATGATCAGTACATTACAGCCTGGTATCAACACCACCAGTTGGCCGATCACGTTGGCAATGAACGTCTTGCCCAGTCGCCGTGATAGTGCAGCAACTATGAAGCGGTAATTTGGACTGTTCACAGCATTGATCAATGCAATCTGTGGACGGTTTAAATTGTCGAATATGGGCACCCCACCCACAGTTGCTAACTTCAAATAGTTGACTATGGGCAATTTGATGAATCGACTATCGCCTGGGTAGTCGGTAATGTTGTAACAGTCTATGTCGCTTCTGGAAATCTTAAGCATTGGGCTTCAGCAACCTTTCTAATAAAGTTCCATAATTGGAGCCCGCTCCGCCATCATTGATTTGCACGTTGACCTGTGACTTAATATTGCTGGCACGTACCTTTTCTAAAGCAATCTCACGGTCCAACTGTTCGATGGTCATTTTGTGCGATAAGGCCAACAAGTCTGCAATGTCTTTCGACGACCCCACTCCGGCCTCGTCTAATTCCTGGAACTTCTTTGATATCAACATGTCCATTGCTTTGCGCATTTTGAAACGGTTGTTGAAGCCCACATCTTTGAACACTTGATCAATGTAAGTCTTTACCTCACGGCGGGCTAGTTGAGATGCTACCAGCTCAGTACTGACCCCCAACTCCTCACTCACCTTGGAGAGACTCTGAGTCTGTAGGTAGCAGTTGGCAATCTCCAACCCCTCGGGGTCGATGGTGAGTGTTTCGGCTGGGTGGGTTTGAGCTGGTAGCATGTGGACTCCTTAGTGGATATCGATTTTACGAGTGGTACTCTTGGGACTCTGGGTGAGAGTGATGTACAAGACTCCATCTTGTAATACCACACTTGACACGTGGATGTCCGGTTCTAGGGTCCAGGTCTTGGTCCAGCTACGATGAGCTAATCCACGGACCAGATAAACACGAGTGTCTTCGGCTTCCTTGGTGCCCTTGACAGTCAAGGTGGTACCGGTTAAACTCACGTCCAGCTCACCTCGATCCCAGCCACTCACAGCAATTTCGATTACATAGTGGTCCTCGTCTTTGTAGAGGTTATACGGTGGGTATTGATTGGTTGCACGATTCATCATGTTCTCAAAACCAATCATGGTCTGGTAGAGGGGGTCTAGCATTGTTGTCTTCATAGTTGATCCTCTTAGATATAGCGATCGAATGGGCGGGTGTTGTAGTAACGAACCCGGAAACGGTGTAATTCCTCACTGTAGGACACTAGGGCATCCCAGATGTAGGTGATAATCTTCATAGATAACCTCGGCGTTGGATGAAGCTCATACGTCGCTCCAAGTCGCACAGGTCGGTGCTCTGACTGAGGTATGAGTAAATTTCATCTCGGTAGTGAGGTTGGAATGATTTGGTAATCCATTCTAAAAATTTCATATGTTTTCCTTGTTGATGATCCCAAATTTGGCGATCGGGTCCATTATACCACGTGGGGCTGGTGGGTTCAAGTCAAAATTTGGTCTGCGTACAAAGTGTTGGTGGAATTTTCCAAAATAGGCCGTGTTGGTGGGCGCAGCGGGGGGTCGAAAATAACAGGTCTCATAACCGCCCCTGGTCTATTGTATCACGGAAGTACACACAATGCAAATACCCTACTGACTTGTAGGGAAAAGAAAAAAGGTGTTGACATGGAATGCCTGTGCGTTATACTGTGTTCACTGTAGACAAAGAGGTGAACAAAATGACTGTAGCCGAACTGATCCAAATCCTGCAAACCCTGGACCCCAATGAGGTTGTTCGTGTTAGCCATCCGGAACTGGATGAATCGGCTGAAGTGGATGCCGTACTGCTCTACGGCCCTGCTGGTAACATTCCTGTCATCACTGCCAATTTTATCTGAAAGGAATCAAGATGACCACCCGCGAACACATGGACGACTTGGCTCAACGATACGCCCGTGCCTTGGTGCGGTATCACATGACCAACGACCGTGACGATTACAAAATCATGTTTGAACTGCACGAGATGCTGAACATGGTTTGTCATGAGTATGCTCAGGAACAACTGGAGGAACTGTGATGAATAACCCATTTTACGCTGCGGTAATTACCGCGTCCAGACTGGTAGCAGTCTGCCGTATGACTGTCCGTGATGCCTGCCGAACAGCAGCCCACCAGCACGGCGTGGACTACCACAAACTGTACCGGGCCTTGACGGACTGAGGCAAAGACCCCACAGATTGTGGGGCTTTGGTGCGCCGAAATTATATCACGTCATTTCGGGGCCTGTCAATAACCCACCTGGTCACAGGGGCATTATTTTGGGCTTGTGTTGGGCTGGTGTTTTGGCTTAAAATAGCTCTATCGCAAGGCAAACAGGAGAAATGAGATGTACTACCCGGAAGGCATGACGAAAGAGGATATCGAAGCATTCGAGCTGGACATGGTTGCATGTGAGTTGGTCTGGAACGAAGACCCTATCAACTGGGAACTGCAAGAATTGGCGGAGGTAGCATGAAAGCATACATTTTTCGGCTTGACTGGAGCCAGACGGACCATGAAATGGTCGTGGTTCATGCTATCAGCAGACAGGCCGCTGAGGCCTACCTCAAGCGACATGGTGGGTCTGGCCCCCGCTACGTTCATTTTTACGGAGAGGTTGACAGGATTGTTGAGATTTCAACAGGGGCTTGACATGGAAATCGTTGCATTGTTTGCGTTTTTGGTGGTGCCCACATTGATTGTGGGGTTAATCATGATCTTGATGGGAGAATGGTAATGGATTATCCTGACTATGACACTGAGGAACTGGCTTCCTACTTTAGTGACTACCACAAGGACGTCCATGGCGTGCGTCCTCGTTGGGTTGACCACACTGACCGTGTGGCGATCATTGAAGGGCTGGAAAGTCTGGACCGTTACATGGATTCCATGAAGAGCACTCCCGAGGGTCGTGCCCAACTGAGAGCTGCTGGTTGGTGGGTGGAACAGGACTGAAGCAAAGACCCTACACTTTACAGGGTTTTGTGGTCCGTGGTAACATGCGTCATCGCATCAAGAAAGGAACTGTATGAAGGTATTTATATTCGCTCACCCGGTGGATTTTCCACAATCAGAATATGGTGGCATGTGGGTTGTTCGTGCTGAGGGACATTACCAAGCCGGACAGGTGGCATGGGAATACTTTGATGATCCTGATGTGCGGGTGGAGGCTTTCCAGCAAGCTGCACTTGAGGGTCAATCGTTGGAATTGGTGAACCACGGCGAGCCCATGGTTCTGGATTGTTTTCTGACTTGAACAAAGACCCCACGATTTGTGGGGTTATTTGCGCCAAAATTATATCATATAATTTTGGGCCGGGTCAAGCATCCTGGACAATACCCGAGTGAATTGCTCAGGAATACGTGGCTTGGCTAAAAACGTGTTATGATTGCATCACTGCAACAGGAGAAACAAAATGGAAACCAGAACTGCGTATGCTGTACCTAAGCCTAGGGCTCTTGGTGAGGGTTGGATGGTTTTGGTGGGTGCCACGCTTGAGGAGGCTCGGTACCGTCACCCCAAGAGCAAAATTGCTCTGGTTTCTTTTGTTCCTTCCCGTCCGGGGGCATTTTTCGGCGTCACTGAGATGCAGGTTATTAGGTGGGTTTGAAAAAACCCACCGCTTGACAGGGATTTGTGTCAGGCACTAAAATGTGTTTTCACTTTGGAGATGATGACATGAAGGTTTACATGGTGGAATGGTGGGATGAGCGATCCCTGAGATATCATCAGGAATACTACACCAGCATTAACATGCTGGCAATGCGGGTGACGATGCTGGAGGCTGACGTGCCCAATAGCGACGTCAGCGTTTCCACGATCACCGTCTGCACAGACGAATGACAAAAGCCCCACAAACTGTGGGGCTTTTTGCGCCAAAATTATATCACATAATTTTGGGCCCTGTCAAGGGCCTGGACCAAAGCCCCTACAGGTTGTAGGGGCTTTGTGGCGCCAAAATTATACCTCACCCTGGCTCACCTGTCAATAGGGGTTTGCCCTAGTAGGACATAAGACCCTACACTAGACAGGGTTTTGGGTTCTGGACTATACTGACACCATGTCATCGCAAATCAATCAACCCGGAGGTTCTATGGCTCCCAGCGACTGGATTCCCTCTTATGCTCTTTATTTGAGCGAAACAGACCAGAAACCCTTTATTTCTGGTTTGGGTTCTCAGCAGGCTGTAGTGCAGGCTGCTGAACAGTTTGGAGTGAAGCGCTTTATTGTGCGGCGCAGCAAGTGGACCGTGATGGGCGAACGTCCCAATGGTCAGGTGGTTTACACCATGCTTTACACCAACAATTAAAAAACCCTACAGTTGACAGGGTTTTTGGTTGTCAACTAAAATCATCTTTCACTTTTGGAGATTTTGAAATGGCTGAAAAGAACCTGAACTATACCCCTGAGCAGACTGTCAAAATGATACAGGACTATTTGGGTGGTATCACTGTGGAGGCTATTGCCAAGGGTCTGGGCAGGACTACCAAAAGTGTCGTGGTAAAATTGTTGTGGGAAGGTGTTTACCAGAAAAAGGTGTACATCTCCCCTATTGCGTTAAAACCCTACAGTTGACAGGGATTTGTGTCGGGCACTAAAATGTGTTTTCACTTTAGGAGATTGTGATGGCTGAAAAGACTGTGAACTATACCCCGCAACAAACCGCCTCCATGCTGGCGGATTATGCTGGTGGTGTTACCGTGGAGATTATCGCTCAAGGGCTGGGCAAGACTGTGCGCTCAGTTGTGGCCAAGCTCTCACGAGAGGGTGTTTACAAGCGTAAGGAATACACCACCAAGACGGGTGAGGCCCCGGTGGCCAAGGAATACTTGGCCGATCAGGTCGGGGCTTTGGCTGGTTTGTCGGAGGGTGAGATCGACTCACTCACCAAGGCAAACAAGACTGCACTGGCCAAGATTCTGGCCAAGCTGAGTGGTTGACAATAGGGGGAAACCCCTATTCCAAATCTGTTGTTAAAAAACAACAGATTTGCGCCAAAATTATATCACATAATTTTGGGGGCTGTCAAGCATCCTGGGCAAAGGTTGACCTGGCTGTAGGGCTATTTGTGGTGTAAGGTTGGTGTAAGGTTGAGAGGTTACACTGTATTTATTGGATCAAGGAGTAAATGATGACTGTAGCAGAACTGATTGAACTGTTGAAGGCTGTACCGCAAGATGCAAAAATCGAATTGCTGGATACGGCAGACTGCACTGAAACCATTGATACTTGGTTCTGGACTAGGCCAAGTGATGGTCAACACTTTTTGTTCCTGACCCCTAGGGAACATGACTAAAAACCTCACACTTGACAGGGTTTTGTGTTTTGATCTAAAATGTGTTTTTCAACTGGAGATATCAACATGGAAGCACCTCAAATTGTTATCATTGTGTTTTTGGCCATCGGTGGGACCATGGCCCTGCTAAACCACAACAAGCCCCGGGCAGACTGGAATTTTTGGCATTGGACCATTAGTGCAATCATCTGGACCACGGTTTTGTGGTGGGGTAATTTTTTCGGTTAACCACTGGCTTGACAGGGTTTTGTGTTTTGATCTACAATGTGTTTTTCAACTGGAGATATCAACATGGCTTCAAATAGCAAACTGAGCCCCAATCAAAAGGCTGACCGTAAGGCTTGGCTGGCTGACCTGCCACTCGATGCCACCATGGTGACCTCAGTGTGTGGTGTTACCATCCTGGCCGTGCCTGACGGTAACGTGACTCGGTTTTATAGCAGCGTGAGCAGTCCGGACGAAAAGAAGATCCGCCGCAAGGTCGGCGAGTATTGGGCACTTGAGCGTTGGCAATATGGCCGTGACGGCTTTCTCATGCCCGGGTCTTGGACTGCTGAGGAGATGTTGGAGCAATTGGCTCGCTGAGTGTGTCAATAGGGGTTAACCCCTAGCCACAACACAAAGACCCTGGTGTCACCAGGGTCATAGGCGCCAAAATTATATCACATAATTTTGGGCCCGGTCAAGCCTTTTCCGACTGTTTTGTAGGGTTGTAAGGTTGGTGTAAGGTTGCCTGGCGAGAATGACCACATGGACAAACAAACATTGGAAGACCTGGCCCAATACCATGTTCGGGCGTGGTGGGTCAAGTTTTTGGCTCAATACCCTACAATCCAAAGGGCCACCCCGATTGTCACTCTCAACAATCGGCTGAAGACCACCGCAGGCCGGGCCTTTATTGAAGATGTTCCCCAGCGTATTGACCTGTCAACGGACCTGTTCACTCAGTACACCGACCAGATGATCCACGACACCATACCGCATGAATTGGCTCACTTGGTGGCTTATACCATACATGGCGATAAGGGGCACGGCAAGGGCTGGTATAGTGTACTGGATCGTATGGGTATTGTGACAACCCGGCTTCATAGCATGGTAAACTCCAACTATCGTGGAAAGAGGGGTTAACATGATTGGATGGATTGGGACCGTGGCTAGTGTGGTGGGCAGTTTTGTGGTGGCTTTTCAGGTTTTTGTGGTCGGTTATGCCCTATTCCTGATTGGTAGTATCTCATGGCTTTGGGTGGCGGTCAAAACCCGGAATTTGAGCCTTGGGGTTTTGAACGGGTTTTTCATGCTGGCTAACTTAATCGGATTGTGGAGGTCAATATAATGTCTTCGTTTCAAGGCTGGGTTTTTATTGAAGAAGATGTAACCGGTTTTGAGGTAATTGATCTGGTAATGGATCATCCTGATTGTTGGTATTGCGACCCGAGTTATTATCCATCGCTTATGCCTGCTTGTTATTAGGAATAGCCAATAAGGGTTTACCCTTATTGGTGCGCCAAAATTATATCATATAATTTTGGGGGCTGTCAAGGGGGTCTGCAAAGGTTGACCTGGGAACAGGGTTGTAAGGTTGGTGTAAGGTTGGGTATTCACAATGTGTTTGTTGACACAAAGGGGCTGATATGGAATTGATCTTGAACATGATAGCCGTGTGGATCATTGGCGTTGGTCCGGTGGCCTTGGTGGTTTGGCATTTGACAGGAGACTGAAAAATGGCTGGTTTTGATTTAGTCGACGAAATGATGTGGGAAGACTTGACCGAGTTTTTGACGCTGGAAGAGGCTGGATTGGAGAACTCCGATCTGGACAATATGGGCGGTGCCCTGCGTGAATACTTCAAAGA